TAGATTATTTAGGTAGTAGAAATGGTTTTGATAATTGGTGGTTACAAGTAGAGGATAATGAAGAAAGTGAGATAACTAAAAAGTTAGAAGATATTATTGAAAAAAGATTAAACCAAAACAAAGATGAGTAAAGAAGAATTAATAGAGTGGATTTATAATTTAGAGCTACAAGTCTTAACTGATGAGTTAAAAGATGATATAGTTGAAAAGATTGATGATTTAGACTAAAATAAATAATTATGCCAGATATAAGTATGTGCAAAAATGAAAAGTGCAAGTTCAAGGAAGACTGCTATAGATTCACAGCAAAGCCTGATGAAGTTTGGCAGACCTATGGAGATTTTAACTGCAAGGATAAGGATGGAATAGATACATTCTTTTGGAAGAACGGTAAACCAAGTGTTAACCCTAAAAATAAAGAAGATGGGTGAAATTAAAATATGTAAAGCTTACAAAAAAAGCAAACATGATAACATTTGTATAAATTGTAATTCAAATAAAAGTTATTGTGAATATACAAGAACTATTAAAAACAAAGAAGATGAGTGAAAAAGCAACTAAACATCAGAAAGCAGTGTTTGATAAAGTAACAGATAACGGACATACTTGTCCTAAATGTTATTCTGAAGGTGGACAATATTTTCAAATAGAAAACAAAGGAGAATCTTGGACACAAATACGTTGTTCTTATTGCCGTGAATATATAAATTTAGATGAATATAATAAACTAAAGTAAAAATGAGTAGAGAAATAAAAGAATGCTGTATATGTTCATTAGAATATATAGGTTATGGAAATAATGCAGCACCTGTTAAAGAAGGTAGGTGTTGTGATGCATGTAATACTACAAATGTTATACCTTCTAGAATTAATAATGTTATAAAAATATACCAACAAGCAGATAAGGATGATACAAATCCTTTAAAATATTTATAATAAAAAAATTATGATCATCAAAAGTCACTTAAATACTCCGTATGTAAAGTTAGACAAAGAAAACTGTACACTTACTATTATAGGTAAATCTTACCCAGAACATCCCTCACTATTTTATGATCCTATAGTGAAAGAGATTGATAAATGTAAGAGTGATTTATCTAAATCAAAGATTACAATCAGGATAGCATTAGAAATATTAAACTCAGTTTCAACCAAATACCTTTTCCATTTGGTAAAAGAGTTGTATGAATCAGCTATGGAGACGGAGGTTAATTGGTATTATGAAAGTGATGATGAAAGTATGTTAGAAGAAGGCAATTATTTGAAATCATCCTTCCCTAAATCAAATTTTAATTTAATAGGTGTGGAGGATTTAAGAAAAATATAATAAAATAAAAAGAAATGAGTGAAGATAACAGAAAAGAAATAAAAGTAGATCATCCAGAGTTTGGACATGTGATATTTCACGGAGCAACTGCTAGACAAATAGAGGTATTAGAAAGTCTTAAAAAAACTTGCTTATTAGCAGAGGATGTGATAGCACAGAACAAGATGCTAGCAGATATCATTATAGAAAAGGATAAAGAAATAAAAAAACTAAAATCAGCAGGAAATCATCCTTATGTTGATTATTTAAATTAAAGTTTTTAAATAAAAGAAAAAACTAATGAGTAACGGTAGAGAAAAAGGTTATAAGAATAAAATTAAGAATGCTTCTAAAATTATTAAGAATAATAAAGAAAATAAAATAATAGAAAATGAGGAAGCTATTAAACTTCTTTGTGAGAAATGGGGAATAAGCCTTCAAAAAAATGATAAAATTAATAGTAGCATATGAAAGATAATATTCATGCTAATCTTACTAAAAAGAATGGCAAATTAGAATTCAATATAAAAGCCCAGGAAGCAAAATACAATAAAATGATAGAAGACCTTCCTGAAGGTACCAAAGTAGAGATGTTTGTTAGTGCATCTAGTGAAAAAGGTACTAACGCACAGTTAGCTAGGATTCACGTTATGATTAGAGAGCTTGCATCTACTTTAGGATACACATTTGAAGAAATGAAACTTCTTATTAAAAGAAAAGCTGGGTTATGTATAATAAAAAACAAATCAGAATACTGCAAGTCCTTTGCAGAATGTGATAAAGATGAACTTAATCTTACAATACAAGCATTAATTGATATAGGTGATGAAACTGGTAGTAATTTAAGATAAAGCTATTTTTCTTCACTTATTTTTATTGCTTCATAAATTTTATCAGTAACCTCTTTATGGTTTTCATTAAATTTTGATGGATCACTGTTTATTAATTTTTGTAAACTTTCAGCAATATCTTCTTTATCAATCTTTACATCAGCATAGTGATATGCTTTTTGTCTAATCATTTCTGTTCTTAAGTAAGAAATTACATTTAAAAGGGTCCATAAAGATTCTTCAAACTGAGTAAATGTTCCACTGTCGTATGGCTTTTCTTCAGTAGCCTCTTCTAAAGCGTTTATTTTAGCATATGCTTTTGTTATTTGTTCAGCATTTTCTGTTGTAGATAGTATATACATAAGCATACCTTGAAATGCAGAAACATAAGAAGAATTAAAGATTAAGCCTGTTATATTTTTTTCATAATCAGGTACAACTTGGCTATCTTCTTCGTTATTTTTTGGTGCCCAATCTGGTAAATCTATTGGATTATTAGGATCTTTTTTTTCTTTTGCCATGATAAGGTTTAAATTTGTTTAAAAATATTTCATTATTATTCATCTTTAGCTTCTTAATGCTTGGTGAATTTAAGATTTTTCTTAATTCTTCTATGGGTAAAAGTGAATGAATCATAGTACAAATATAAAATTATTTTATGAATATTGATATTAATAATATAAGAACTAAACTTATTGAGCATCTCAAAGAGGGAGGATGGGATAAAGCACTTAAATTTTTCATGAATGGTTCTGAGTTTGATAAACTTATTGAGTTTTTACGTCAAGATGTAGAAAAAGGTTACAGGTTTACACCACCATTAAAATATGTTTTTAATGGGTTTAAATCTACAAAGTATAATGATACAAAAGTAATCATTTTAGATCAAAATCCTTATCCGCAAATTAATACTGCAGATGGTATAGCATTTAGTTGTAGCATTACAGGAAAGCCTGAAAAAACATTACAATATATATTTAAAGCTTTAAATGGAGATCAGTGGGAAGACTTTAATCCAGATTTAACAAGATGGTGTAAACAAGGCGTATTACCATTAAATACAGCATTTACTACGCAAATAGATAAAATTGGAACTCATTCTAAAATATGGAAACCTTTTACTACACAACTCCTAGATCATATTAATCACAATGTAAATCCTATATTTATAATTATGGGTAAAAAAGCAGAAGAATGGATACCTCTTATTGATAACTGCAAAATATTTAAAGTTTCTCATCCAACATCAGCAGCATATAAAGATGGAATATGGGACTGTAAAAATGTATTTACTGAGGTAAATAAAGAATTACAAAAGAGAGGAAAATCCCAAATAATCTGGTGAAAATTTTGTATATTCAACAATACTAAAAACCAACTCATGTTTAAGAATAATCTATTAAAGATGACTGATAATGTTCAAGATTTTGTGAACTGTTTATAAATTTATTAAATACAATTGATAATTATGTGGGAACTATTCCAAAAAATACAAAAATATAAAATAACACCAGATCAATGCATGATATTATTTGCATTTGATGAAAGTATTACACCTTCAAATTGTGGAGCTGCTGATTTATCAGCTTTATTTGAAGAAGGGTATATATATGAAGATAAATCTATAACTCCAGAAGGTAAAAAGATTATTATCACACTTAATAATTACTTTCTTGTAAATAAGAAAAAAACTAATAAGCAATTATTAGGCAAAAGTGGTAAATTAAATATTAGTCAATACAGGGAAATATTTCCTGCAATTAAATTACCATCTGGAGTCCCAGCTAGGAACAATGTAAAAATACTAACAGAAAATTTTAGATGGTTTTTTGCAGAATATAATTATACCTGGGAAGATGTTATAAAAGCAGCTAAAATGTATGTAAATGAATATAGAGATAAAGAATACATGTATATGCAAAATAGTCAATACTTCATTTCTAAGCAAGATAAGCATAAAGTAAAGACATCAAAACTTGCAGATTATTGTGACATGATTAAAGATGGAGTTACTACAGAAGAAGAACACTTTAAAGAAAGAATAGTATGAGCAAAGCAAAAAAACATTGGGATGGACAATATAATGATTTTAATGTTGCACTTAAATACATGTTGGATAGACAAACAGGTGAGGAAAAATCTATACATACACCATGGCCTAAGTTTAATGATGCAGGCACAGATGGTCTTGAATGGAATACTCTTACTGTAATTGGTGGAAGACCTGGTTCAGGTAAAACTTTAATTAAAGATCAAATAGTAAGAGAAGCCTTTATTTTAAATCCTAATGATAACTTTAGAGTTCTTCAGTTTAGTTTTGAAATGGTGGGTAGAACCTCTGCTATAAGAGAATTTTCTTCATTAACAGGAAAGACTTATAAAGAATTATGCAGTGCTGGTAGTAAATTAACTTCAGATGTGTTTAATAAATGTCATTTATATGCAAAAGAAAGAGTTAAATCTCCTGTTGATATAATTCAGACACCTATGACTGTTAATCAAATGAGAGAGCAGATTGATATGTATATGAATTTTCATAAAGGAGTAAACACTATTATTACTTTAGATCACACAATATTAGTTAAAAGAGCTCCATATCAAAATAATAGATTGGATATGTTGTTTGAACTTGGAGAATTTTTTACTCAAGTTAAAAGAGATTATCCTTGTTTGATCATTGCTTTATCACAACTAAATAGAAATATAGACAGTCCTGAGAGAGCTATTGATGGTAAATATGGTAATTATGTACTTGAGTCAGATATATTTGGCTCAGACGCAATGCTTCAGCATGCTGACATGTTAGTTGGAATAAATCGTCCTGCTAAACAAAAAATAAGATTTTATGGTCCTGATAGATATATTATTGAGGATGATAGAACATTAGCATTTCATTTTTTAAAAGCAAGAAATGGTGATGCAAGAATGAGCTTTTTTAAAGGTAAATTTGAAAATATGGAGATAGTAGAAATGGACACACCTCCACAACAAATAAGAAGATGATAACTACAAAAGAAACAAATAAAAAAATGACACCAGAAGAACGCAAACAAAAAGTTAAAGATCTTTCTAAAGAACATGAAAAATATTTTAACAGTATAGACATGTCAAATTCAGTATATATTCCTAAGATGGCTTACAGGCCCTCTGGTAAGGATGAGTTACATATATCTTTTTTCCCTAGTGAACTAGAGAAAGGTAAGAATGTGTATACAGAATTTGTAAGTATAGACTATGAATCTGAGGATCCTAAAAGAAGTTTATATTTATGGAAACATAATGAACATTGGACAGAAGAGTATGAATTAATTGAAAGTAGCTCAGGATTTCAAAGACACATTATACCTGTAGGTGAACTAAAGGTAATAAGTGATATTAACTCTAGAAATGCCAATAAAAAAGAAGTTAAGGATATTTTAGATTTTAAAAATCTACCAGATCCTGATGAAGTAACAAAAGAAGGTCAGGAATGGCTGCAAAGAATAGCTATAGCATTAGAAAATATAGCAGAAACATTAAATAAAAAAAAATAAATGGCACAATCAATTTTAATTATAGCTGACTCTGGAACAGGTAAATCTACAGCAATTGGAGATTTAGATCCAAAAGAAACCTTTATTATCAACGTTGCTGGTAAAGGTCTTCCGTTTAAGGGTTGGAAGAAAAACTATACAGCAATATCTAAGGATAACCCTAAAGGTAATTTAAGTAATGTCTCCTCTGCAGGAGGAATAATGAAAGCAATGCAGCACATAAATGATAAAATGTCTCACGTAAAGACTATTGTTATAGATGACTTTCAATATATGGCTAGTTTTGAATATTTTGACAGAGCTAAAGAAAAAGGATATGATAAATTTACTGATATTGCAGTTAATCTTGCAGCTGTTGCCAAGTTGCCAAAGGACATGAGAGATGATCTTAATGTTTTTTATTTAACACATCCAGAAGAAATAAATAGAAATGGTTCAATATTTATTAAGGCCAAGACTGTTGGGAAAATGATAGATAATTCACTAACTTTGGAAGGACTTTTCACTATAGTCCTCTTTGGAAAAGTCATTAAACAAGATGATGGTACGTTTCAGTACGGTTTTGAAACACAAACTAATGGAGATAATACCTGTAAATCACCAGCTGGTATGTTTGAAGAAAGATTCATACCAAATAACTTAAAGTATGTCAATGATTCTATAAAGACATATGAAGAATAATAACTAAATAAATTAAAAATGAATACACCAATTAAAAAAAAATCTATGCTAAACACTAAAGATATGACCGCTGGTAGCGGCAAAACAAGACCTGTCCTTGATCCAGGAAACAATGTTATAAAAATTAATGATATCACATTTGATCAAACTCCTTATGATAAGGACGCATATAATATTCTTTTACATGTTGAGGGAAAACCTGTTGAAGGTGCTTTTGATGGATTTTTAATAAATCCTCAAAAATCTGATGGACCTAGATATAAAGGTCAAGTAGGGCGTGTAAGATTTGCTCCATGGCCGTATAAAGATGCAGAACTTCCAAGTGGACGTTCAGTATCACGTGACACAGAAGTGTTAAAATCAATGATATATCTTTCTGAGGTATTAGACTGTAGAGATGAATTAGATATGATTGAAGCTGATGATATATTTGACTTCATGAAATCTGTTAAAGAAATAATAGTAGGTAAAGATTCTTCTGTATATTTTAATGCATGTATTGGTGGACGTGAGTGGGAAAATAAAGAAGGTTATATTAATAATGACTTATTCTTACCACGTATGAGTAAAAGTGGTATTCCAATTGAAGCTCTTGATAAAGATCCATCTAGATTAGCAAAATTTAATAAAGATGAACACGTAAAAGCTTTAAAAAAGAAAGATGATGTTGCATCTTTTGAGCCTAAAGAAAGTGCTAATGGTTCTGATTTTGAACTTTAGAATTTAAGCATAATTGTGTAAAAAACAAAGGGGCTGCGTTAAACTGTAGCCCCTTTTTTATTAAATTTTATAATTATGATAAGTACAAAAAACCTAATAACAGATGTTGATTCAATACCAAGCACATGGGTTTTTGAATATTATCTAGATTTGCCAGAAAAATTAGCAGGTCAGGATGTAAAAATTACATCAATATTTAATCCTAATGAGAAAACACCTAGCATGTGTATATTTGTTGATAAGAGAATCAATCAATATAAATATAAAGATTTTTCTACTGGTAAAGGTGGTAGTAAAATTGACCTGATAAAAGAACTTTTTGATAATGTAGATACATATTCAAAAGCTGTCTTTAAAATCATAGAAGATTTTAACTTATATGTTCTTGAACACGGAACTTATGAGAAATCAGATTTTAAACAATATTCTAGATATAAAGTTGACTCAACTAAAGCAAGACCCTGGAACTCTATTGATAGAGATTTTTGGCTACAATTTGGAATAGGAACATCTATATTGTTTGAATATAATATAAAAGCTTTAGATCATTATAGAATGTCTAAGGAAGTAGATAATAAATTAAAAGTTATTACTATAAGAGGCCCTCAGATTTATGGATACTTTGATAAAAATGGCAATTTATATAAGATATATCAACCATTACAAAAACAATATAAGTTTATAAAAGCAAAACAATATACACAAGGTTTAGATCAACTTAAGTATAAGCAACCTTACTTAATTATATGTTCATCTTTAAAAGATATAATGTCAATGAGACATTTTGGTTATAATGCAGAATACATTGCACCAGATAGTGAAAATACACTAATCAAGCCATATGTGATTGAAAATCTTAAAAAGAAATATAAAAAAATCATAACCTTATTTGATAATGATAAAGCTGGATTAAACGCTGTAAACAAGTATTATGATCACTATAAGATAAAAGGTGGTGTACTTGAGCTTAGTAAAGATGTATCTGACTCAATAAAAGAACATGGATTTAAAAAATCACATGAAGCATTAAAACCTATACTTAAAAAAATACTACAATGAAATGGTTTATACCTGGTAATGTACCAAGCTCAAAAAACAGTAGAAGATGGACTGGAAAATATTTTATAGCTAGTAAGGCTGTAGTTAAATATAGAAAAGAAACTAAGCCTGATTATATTAGGTTAAAAGATTCTTTTATTAAATGCTTTAATAAGTATGAGCAGCCTGTAAAAGTTACTTTTAAATTTATTAGAGGTAGTAGACATAAGTTTGATCAAATTAACCCCGCTCAAACAGTTCAAGATGATATGACTGAACATGGTTGGATTGAAGATGACAATGCTGATGTTATTACTCCTGCTTTTAAGCATTATCATTATGATAAGATTAATCCAGGGGTTTATATAGAAATTGAAGAAGATGGAAACAATAATAGAAAAAAGAAAAATAAAAAAACTGACATTTGATGAAGCAATGTCTATAACGTACCTTAAAGATCTAGGAGGTAAATGGATTACAGTTGAATTTTCAGGTAGTGGTGATGATGGAGCTATAGATGATGTTGAGTTACGTGATCATCTTGAGACATATATTCCATGTAAAATAGGGATTTCCTCTATGTTAGAAGAAGTATTCTATAATTGTATAGATGACTTGGCTCAATGGGAAGGAGACTGGATTAATAATGATGGTGGGTATGGAACATTAACAGTAGATTTAGAACATAATATGTATGAGCTTTCAATTAGTTTTAGAACAACATATGATGCTTCGTGGGATGATCAATCTTTTGTGTAATGCATCCAAAACTACACGCTAAAAGCTCTGTTAAAAAATGGGGTGGAAAAATAGAAGATTATCTTCCTATACATGAATGGTTTGATGAAACAAAAGGATGGGTTGGACATTCTGAACACAGATTGTTTAGACATCATAGTGAAGGAATTTTTCAGTTAGAAAAAATATTTGGGTTAGAATTTACTAATAGTGAAGATAAGACTGTATATACAAGATATGTTGGTGAACAACATGTAAAAGAAGATTGTTTTAATTATATCCCTTCTGCAAAAGAATGGTTAGTGGCTATAAAGTCTAAAATTAAACCAGAGTGGATGATTAGAACATTAAAATTAAATGATTAAATGGAAAAAATAAAAATTAATTATAAAACATACACAGAGCTTTATGCTATGTTAAAAGGATCAGACGAAGATTTTGAAATGGCTTGCATTAATATTGTAAATTTAAAATTGAGTGATGCTATGATAGTATTATTAGCTAAAAAACTATCATATGGCAGAAGATCATCTTTTATAGAAAAATTTACTAAAGAAATTTCTAATATATTAAATTGGGAAATTACTGGAGTGACTGGACTACCAAATTTAGCTTGGGAAAATGTATATGAATGCTTAACAAAAGCTCATATAACAAAATTAGAAAAAGATATAATAAAAAAAGAACTAGAATCTATGGTGTTTGAAACACTTGAAGGTCTAGATTATAAGTTTATAAAATCAATTAAATTAGAATTAAAATGATAGATGTAAGTGACCAAGTATCAAAAGCTTCAAAGACATTAATTCTTTCTGAAGCTTTTTACGGCCTATTTTTAATAGGCTTAAATAAAAAATACAGAATGGATCTCCCAACAGCAGGGGTCAGTAAACAAGGAATAGGTGTTCAACTATCTATTAATCCAGAATTTTTCATGGGTCTTACCATAGATCAAAGAATAGGTTTGTTAAAACATGAACTATTACACATTTCATTTGGACATCTTATATATAGAGATTCATTTGAAGATAAAAAACTGTTTAATATAGCGGCTGATATTGAAATAAATCAATATATAGACAGTATTCAACTACCTGAAGGAGGGTTAACTCTAGATTCATTTCCTGAACTTAATTTACCTTCAAGAGCAGGAACTAAAGTCTATTATGATTTATTAAAACAAGCTTGTAATGATGGAACATGTCCTTCATTAGATAAAATGTTAAGTCAATTACCTGGTGAAGGTCCTTATGATGATCATAAAACATGGGAAGAGTTTGATGAATTAACTGAAGCAGATAAAAAGTTAATAGAAAAACAGATAGAGCATCAATTAAAAGAAACTGCAGAGCAAACTGAAAAAAGAAGGGGTGCTATTCCTGGAGAATTAGCAGAGTTAATTGATAGACTTACTAATATACCACCTCCTAAATTTGATTGGAGAGGCTATTTAAGACGTTTTGTAGGTAATTCTAGCATTGTTTATACAAAGAAGATGCGGAGAAAGTATAACAAACGTTATAGTGAGAATCCTGGACTTAAAATTAAATTCAAAAATCATATTCTTGTAGGTGTGGATACATCTGGTTCAGTATCAACTAGTGAATTAGAAGAATTTTGGAATGAGTTATGTCATATGCACAAAACAGGACATAAAATTACTGTAGCACAATGTGATTCTCGTTTCCAAGGTGTTAAAGAGTTTAATCCAAAACATGATTGGAAAATACATGGTAGAGGAGGTACAGACTTTCAACCAGTTGTAGATCATTTTAATGAAAACAAGCGTAATTATACTGCGCTAATATATTGTACAGATGGTGAAGCACCATCTCCAGACAATTGTCCTGCAAACACTTTATGGTGTTTAAGTTCATGTTCAGGAGATAATGATGAGTTACCAGGATTAGTAATAAAAT